CATACCCCAAGCCGCCGCCGCCGCCGCCACCATCCCCAGCGCCGCCGCCATATAAGCAGCCGCCCCCGCCGCCCCCGACACACACTACAGAGACCGCTGTTACACCAGCCGGGCAAACCCACGTATGAGTTCCGGGGATCGCAAAGATTGCCTCGCCGCGTGCGCCGCCACTCTGCCTTGGCAAGCCGAGCGGATTCCCCAGCGGATTCCCCAATGCTCGATCAGTCATATCAGTAGTCCATCCATTGCGCCGCGAACACGATGCCGCTGGCTAGAGCGACCTGACTGCCCACATACAAGCTGTCTCCAGCCTCTAGGCGCAGTGGTGAGCTGTCGGAGATATTGGCAAAGGCCGTTTCGGGAATGGCTGTAGTAGCCGCGACGGTGTGCGCCGCCATCAGCTCGGAGTCGATCAGGCGCTTGGTTGTGCCGCCGTCTTTCGACAGGAACAGAACCAGGCTGGACGCCGTAGCCGTGGCGCGTGGCATGGCGGACAGGCGAGTGACGATTGCGCCCTCGGCCCCGGCAGTGGCGAGCAGGACGGTGCCGGTTGGCGCATCGGTCGCCAGGCCGGAAACGGCAGCGGTGGCCACGGCGGTGGCGGTTTTCGGGGTTTGGGCGAACGGAGCAGTAGAAGTCTTAGCCATGATGGTTCCTTAGAAAAGTAGGGCTGTTGCGTGCATTTGGGCGGTTAGGTCTACCGCGCCGGCCTGGCCGTTGACGCTGTTCACGCCGGAGACAGCGCTAACGCCCTGCACCCACTCCGCGCCGTTGAATGCACGCAGATAGCCGGTAGCTGAGTTGACGTAGGCGTTACCTGCCACCAGTGGAGCGCCGGCTTTGCCTGTTGCTGGATCGCTTGTCGCGGCACCTAGCCAGAGTTCGTCGAGGGATTCGAGGTTGGCGGCGTAGGTTTGGGCTGCGGTGGCGCTTTGTGATGCCTCGCCGGCCTTCGCGTTAGCAGTGCCGGCGCTCGCTGCCGCAGCGGAGGCGCTGGCGTCGGCGTCGATTGCGCGTTGATCTACGAAGGCGACAGAGGCGTTCGTCTCGGTCACAAACTGAGGCAATGCCGCCGCGAAGTTATCCGCCTTGACCGCAAAGTCAGCCGGCGCGTCCGAGCGGATCGGCGGCGTCGGAATGGGTGTAATGATTGGCGCTGCCATTAGGTCAGTCCCTCAACAGTGATAGAGGCATCCGAGACGGACGGCCCGGAAATGGAAATCTGAAAGTCGCGGTAGTAGCCGAACAGGAACGTGCTTTCGTAACTCTCGGCCCCGATCCAGACGACCGGCTGCGCCCGGAGGCCGGCAAGCATCCGCTGAACCCGTCCGATCTGCGGCGTCTCCACCACAACATCGAACTCAGCGCGCTTGCTGAACGAGCGCTCAACCACAACCGAATTGCCGAAATCATCCGTCTGTTTGCGTGAATAATCAGTGATCCCGACACCGGAGCCATAGACGGCCACGCCCAGCTCAGCCTGACGCCCCATGACGAGGTGCCCGACTGCTGCCGTGTCGCTGGCGTTGTCGATGGTCACGGACAGGGTGGCGGTGCCGTAGGCTGGAAGGTCCAACAGCACGAAGTCCGTCTGCCTGCCGATAGGGCTGAAGAACCACTCGTACCAGTCCGAAACCCCGGCATCGACCAGGGAGACCGTGCGCTGGTAAACGACTCCCTCTGACGGATCGGTAAGCGTGACCGTTGCCGACCGGCCCAGCAGGTTGAACAGCGCCACCGAGTTGATGACCGCGCCCGGCTGTAGCTCAACCGCGATGCTGCCGGCCTGCTCAGTGAGCGACCCCACCCGGTCATCGAACATCCGCCATCGGTTGGTTGCACCCAGGTCCAGCCACTTCGGCGGGTCGCTGGTGTCGGTCTCCGGGTTGGCCCCGGTATGGGCTACCAGCGCCTCGTAGTTGCGGTGGTTGTAGGTCACCTTGTCGCCCACCGCGTAGGCCGTTGCCGCGCTCCATGCGGCATAGTCCGTTTCGGGCACGTTGCTACTCGTCAGGATGGCCGGCGTTATCTCCACCGGCTTGATTATCCTCATGCTGTTGCCCTCTCTTTCGGCAGGCCGTCGAAGTCCCAGCGCTCAAGGAACTCAACGCGCTTGGCTGTTTGCATGGTGTGTTTGGCGATAGATCGGAGTGCCGCGCTCTGCCCTTCAACGGTGCGTTGCAGGCTAGTTATTGCTGCAGCGGAATCACCCCCTCCCAGCATCGCCGCCGTCTGGCTGGCGTTGTAGATGCGCGACGGGCCGGTGACCTCAAGCTCCGGACCTTTCTCGCCGACGATCCGCAGACCGCCGCCGAACAGACCGCCAGAGGCGAACCCAGGAATACCGAGGCCCTTCAGGTACTCCTCGGCCGACTTCTTGGTAGCAGCAGATTCCGCGCTGTTCCCCATCGCCCCCTTGGCGATCGACGCAGCAATGTCCTGGTACGTCGCCTTTCCGCTCTGCAGCGCATTGGCCCAGAACGCAGCGCCCGCCTCGTCGCCCTCAGTTCCGCGACCGAGCACCGACTGATAGATCGTGTCGATGATCGAACGGTTGTTCTGAGGGGTGTTGGCCTGTGCGGAGCCTTTGGGCAGGCCCTGCAACGCAGCAACCACCGAGGCATTCATTGCGGCAATTGCTGCCGCTACGCCCATGATGGAGTTGTCGATGCCGTTGAGCGCGTCGAGTTGGGATTGCGCGAAGGCAAGCTGCTCATCCAGTTTCGAGAGCTGCTTTTCGTACTGCTCAAGCATCTGCTCTTCGGTGCTGAGCTGCTTGCCGTTGACCTTCTCCAGTTCGGCGATCAGATTGGCGGTGCGGCCCTGCTCCCGCTCGAAATCCTCCAGCGAGCGATACAGCGACGTGTCCATGTTGGACGCAACGTCCAGAGCATCCTGGAGCCCTGCATAGTCAGCCAGAGACCCACCAGCTCGGGCGGTTACCAACGCACTATTGAGCGTCATCACCGCCTGAGCGCGCAGCATCCGCACGGTGTCGTCCGACGATCCACGCAGACGCTTGAGTGCGGCATCGAGCGAATTGCTCACGCCGGTCAGCGCGCTGATTGCCGCCGCGGTTCCGCTCGCCGCCCGCTGGATTTCCTGCTGCTGGTTGGCAATGGACCGTTGCAGAGCCGCATAGGCAGAACCGGCCGCGCCAATCAGCGCCGCCCCCTGTTGCTCCAGAATGGAGTAGTACTGCGCAGCCTGGCCGCTCAGCGCCATTAGCGTCGCGAACATTTCCTGCCCGGCTTCGGTGGTTAGGTCGATATCCTCGACCATGGCCCGGTATGCCTCGCGGGATGCCGCCAGCTCAACGTCAGCCGACTCGAAAGCGCGGGTGATGGCGTCGATAGTGTCGGCAGTCTTTTCCTCGGCGCTGAAGAAGGCGTCGTAGTAGGTCTGCGAGTTGGTGGCCAGCGCCTCAAGCCCGCCAGCCGCCGCAGACAGCGCCTCGGCCAGCTTCCCTCCAGCTACGCTCGCGTCGTACATCTCAACGTCGAGATAACGCAGCACTTCGTTCACACCCGTGAGGTTGCCGACGAATGCCTGCATGCCCTCCAGATCGAGGTCCAGACCGGTGTTGAACACCTTGTTCAGCTCGGCCGTCATGGCATCGGCAGCGGAGCCGAACCATTCAGCAATGGCCTGCTGGATTTCCTCCTCGGTCTTGCCCTTGGTGCTGATTTTCTCCCGAGCGAGCTTCAGTCCGTCTAGAGATCCCTCCTCAACCGTCAGGCTCAGCGAGGCAAACAGATCGGCAACGCCGGCCTGTGTGGCGTCGTAGGTTTCCTGCAGCACAGCAGCAGTTTCAGGGTCAAGAGCGCGGTACTTCGTGCGCTTTTTGTCTGACCCGAACAGCCCGCCCTTCTTCTTTTGGTCCTCGTAGGACTGGCCGAGGAAATCGCCGTTGGCCACGCTGAATGCCAGGCCGTAGTTCTTGGTTTCCCAGCCGCCCCCGAAAACGGAACTCATCAGCCCGCCGATGGTGGCAACAGGGATGCGCAGGGCCTTGGAGAGGAAGCTGCTATCGCCAAAAACCTTGGTGATGCCGTTCTCGTAGGCGTTGATCACCTTCGCGCCGAGGCGGACACCGGAAAACTCGTCGTCGAAGTCCTTGGGCTTGAAGTCGTAGCCGTTGGAAATCGCGCCGTAACCCTTGAGCGCCATGTAGAGGCCGGCGACAGGGCCAGCGATAGCGCCGAGATTCCCGGCGATGGCAGAAAGCCCGCCTGCGCCAGCCTGGGCACCGGCCGCCCAGTTCGCATACGCCGCACCGGTATAGCCTGCAGCTGTTGATCCCGCAGCCATTGACCCGGCAGCGCCACCATAGCCGAACAGCGAGCCTACCGTGCTAGCCGCGCCGCTCAGCATGTTCCCGTAGTAACCGGCGCCACCCTGAATCGCTCCAGTGAGACCGCCAGACTGCCAGCCAGCCATTACGGCCGGGCCGACCCCGGTGAACATGCTGTATGCAGTCTGCCCGTAACGGAGCAAGCTCCCGAAGTCCAGGCCTCCACCTGAGCCAGACCCGCCGCCCAGCAGGCCGCCCCAAATGCCGTTGTTGCCCTGGGTTCCGCCGCCAATCCCCAGCGCCGCGCCAATCTGCATCACAATCGGCCGGGTGATGGCCAGGTGAGCCAATTCGGCCAGCATCTGCTTGAACGCATTGGTCAGCGAGTCGCGGAACGAACTGAACCCGTCCCCGATGTTGCGCCAGGCGTCGGCGAACGCACTGTCTACGCGCTCCAGGGCGGACTCGGTCCACTGGCCCCACTCGGACGACTTGCGCTTGTTGTCCTCGTATTCGCGGCCCAGCAGTTCCAGGGCGCGCTGGTATTCAGCGGCACGCTCTGGGTAACGCTTCATCGCATCGGTGAGCAGCTTCTGCTCGTCGGCGTATTCGCGGGTCGCTTTGCTGATCGGGTCGAGCCGGTCAAGCACCGACTGCACTTGCGCGTCGGTCTTCTTCAGCGCCTCGGCCAGTTTCTTTTCGGCCTTCTCCCGCTCCTTGATGGCGGGGTCGGCGTACTGCTCATTGAGGTTTGCCATGCCGAGCGCGAGTTCGTCGGCAGTGATGCGGCCGGCAGCGTGTGCGGCGCGCAGGCCCTCTTGAGCCTGGGACAGATCCTCCAGCCGCTTGCGCTCTGGAAGGGCGCGACTGATTACCGCGTCGATTTCCTTGATTTGTTCTTTGTAGGCGGCGGCATTCTTGCGCCCTGCCTCGGCTGCGGCTTCTTTGGCGTCAATCTCTTGCGCAACTGCCAGCAGCGCGCTTTTCTGCGCTTCGGTGAGCTTGCTCAGCTCGCCATTTTCGAGCGCATAGCGCACGCGAGCGACTTCGGACGCCTGACCATGCAGCGCGGTTGTCTGCCGGAGGCTGGCGAGCATCGAGCCGTAGGATTTGTCGAGCTGCTCGGTCGCCTTGCGCTCTTCTTTGGCTGCCTTGATCTCCTGCTGGGCATTTTGGGCGCGCAGGGATATAAACGCCGCGTCCAGGTCGCGCTGCTGAATGGATAGCTGAATGCCCTGACTCTGCCGCTCTAGCTCTTCCTCGCTCGGTCCCCAATCAAAGACCGAGCCGACATAGATGTTTCTCTTGCGCTGATTGATGGCCTGCTCGACGCCGGCCAGCTTCTCTTCCAGCGTCTCGGGGCGGCCAATGTCGAAGGCGGCGTCCCACATTTCCCGCCAGCCGGCCTTGAGGCCATTCAGGGCGCGGTCAATGTAGCCGAGGCTCTGGTCGATATCGTCGGAACGCTCCTGGGCTGCCCTGCCGTATTCCTCCATCGCCAGCTTGGCCGCGCCGAGCTTGTCGCCCTGCTGCTCAAGGGCGGCGATCTGCTTGTAGACCGAGGCGGTCAAGTAGTTGTACTGCTGGTTCAGCTTCGCGGAGGCGGCGGCGGGCTCGTCGGCCAGTGCGGCGAACTCCTTGACGGTATCGGCAACGGCTTTGCCGGTAGCTTGCTCCATCGCCATCGCAGCGGCGGCGACATTAGCGAACTGATCCGAGGCGATCTTACCGGTTGCGACGATTTCAGCCAGTGCGGCTGCGGCCTGGCGCTGGGTGCCGGAAACCTGATCCAGCGCCGAGGCGGTCTCCATCAAAACATCGACACTGGTCCCGGCAGCATTGCCGGTCATGGTCATCGCGCGATTGAAGGCCAGCGCCTCGGCTTGCCCGCCCTGGTAGGCATACACCAGCGTGCCGATGGATGCAGCCGCAATGCCAATGGCGGCCGTGAGCGGACTGATTGCGCTGATTGCTGCGCGCGCCGCTGCGCCAATGCCGCCGAACGAGTCGCGCACCTGTCCGCCCTGCTGGATGGCGACCATCCAGATCGGCATACCCGAGGCGAGCGAAGTCACCACGTCCGTCAGCTGCATCGGCAGCATCCGCATGGCCTGGCTGTATTGCTTGGCCGACAAGCCGGCAGCATTTACAGCGCCTGCGGTCGCATGGAAGCCTCGTGCGGCGCCCGCAGAGGCATTGCCCGCCGAGCTGACGGCGCTGGTCATGCTCTTGGCGGCTACCGCCGTGCTCGACAGGTTGTCGCCAAGCTGGTCAAGCCCTGCGTGAGCTTTGGCAACACTGGCGCTGATCGCTTCCATGGCGCGATCAACGGCCCGGTCGACGTTGATCAGCTCCTTGTCGATCTTGCTGGCGCTTGCGCCTACGGCCTTTTCCGCCCGAGCAAGCTCCTGGCGCAATTGCGCGGACGTGGCCTCGATGCGAATGAGCATCCCTTGAACGTCTTGGGCCATTTCACTTTTCCTCGGGCAATAAAAAACCGCCCGGAGGCGGTTGGTAAGTGCTTGTTGAGTCAGCGACTCGTAGAGTCGGCGCTGTCAGTGCTTCTCTGGCATCGCTTAGTCCAGTAGTACGAGTCAAAATAGGAGATTCCGTCCGGGCCTGGCTTAGCTAGCACCCCTTCTTCCAACTGAATATCGCCAACTTCGATGTGGCCAGCAGGAGAATAATTGAAATTTGCGGCAAATCTACGAAACCCTGTACGGCCGCCCATTGAGTTCTTGGCATTGACCGAGCCGCACAGATAGCCATAGCGAGTTTCGCCAATCGCCTGCTCCTCAACCATAAAAACGTCATCGAACAAGGCCGATCCAGGGTCTTTGAGCGCGGACGTAACCATTTCTTGGCCCTTCTCGATGGCAGTACCCTCCGAGATGGAAATCTCGCAGCCTGCCAAGGCAACCGCTGCAATGCCGGCAACTAAAAACTTTCGCATCCTTGCCCCTCCCATTCAGAAAGGGCCAATGTAGCAGACAGCCAGCATCACTTCCCAGCCGCCCGCAGCATGGCTTTCATGTCGCCCGCCTTCGTGGCGCCCTTTTTCTCATCCTCGCCGCTGCCAAATGGATTGGTGGCGCGCAGGAATTCGATTTTTGACTCGTAGGCCAGCAGCAGCTCAGGAATCGGCGTCGACCACGCCACAGCCGGAGGCCAGCCGAGCCAGCCGGTAGCCAGCCCGTAGAGGTGGTCGACGTAACTGCCGTCCTTTACTGCGCTGCTTTTGCCCGAGTCTTTTTTACGTTTCCCGGCTCGTCCTCGGCCTTAGCGTCAGACGGATTGAGCAGGGCCACGACATACGGCACGACCTGGGCGGTCACGTCCGCTACGCCTGCTCCGAACACGGCTTCGGGTACGTCCTTGGCTTCTTTGCTGGAGAGGTTCGCGCCAGCAAAGATGATGTGGCTCACGGCATCCACGCTCAGCGAGCCGAGGCCGTCGAGTGCCGGGCGCAGGCCGCCGAAACGCTGCTCGATCTTGCGGACAGCGGAGAGGGTTGGCTCCAGTTCGAATTCGTACTCGCCAACGGTCACGGTGGTTTTGCCGTAGAGGGTTTTGCTGGTCATGGGTGACTCCGAAAATCAGGGGAATGCGCGGCCCGGTTGAGCCGCGCGAGGCATTACACGGCTGGGATTTCCAGAACCTTGGTGCCGATGGCGATGTTGATGGTGGCTTTCACGATCTCGTCAGCAGAGCCAGCCGAGATGCGGCGGGACATCACCTTGCCGGAGAGGTAGAACACGTCGCCGTCCTCGAAGGTGATCTTGAAGTTGTAATCAACCGAGCCTTCGTCGGCCAGGGCAGCAGCCAGGGCAGTCTGGCCGGCGTCGGAACTGTCGAAGGCGACGGTCAGGCTCAAGCCGCCCGCGTCATAAGTGCCCTTGAACTTGCGGACGCGGCGGTCTGCCAGGGCGGTAAACGTGGCGGCGGAAACTTCGTCGCCGAACTCGCCGATGGACTCGACTTCACCGACGATGGTGTAGGTATCGGCGGCGTAGGTGGTGGCGTCAGTTGCCGGGGCTTTGGTGCCGATGGCAAACGTTGCGCCGGCTGCGGTATTTACGGGCATGGGTAGTCCTCCAAAGGACATTGGATGTAGCCGCAGGGCGGCAGGGGTTTGGGTTACTGCTGGGAAATGACTCGAACGGTCACGGAACCCTGGAAGGTCACGCCGTCAGCGTCTCGATTGGTGCTCATGCGCTCGACGCGGACCGATACGGCTCGGCCATCGCTGAGAATCAGCGGACGCTCATCGAGCGAGGCCTCAATCTCAGCATTGATGCGCTTAACCTCGGCCTGCCCTCGGTAATTGCTCCAGACGGACAGGTAAATGAATCGGTTGGCGCGCTTGCGGCCGCTGATAACGCTGGTGTTCGTGGCCTGCTCGCTGTCTATCGTGACGTATGGGTACGGTGTATCCATTGGCACGGCGTCATATACCGGCACGCTGACTTCGGCGCTCAGGCGTTGATACAGCGCCGCCTGGATGGGGATTGCGGGGTCAGCCATCTGCACTCCGTGCCGCTTTTTCGAGGGTGTCGTTGATCGCTTCCGCCAGGATTTGGCGGATGGCGTCCTTGTTCATGTCGTAGCTCGGGCGGATGAACGGGTGCGCGGCGCGGCGCGGAATATCCGGCGCGTAGCCGAAGAAGTTCTGGCCGTCCGTTTTGTTGACGGGGTTCTTGCCGGGCTTGCCGGGGGCGCCTTTGGTGCCGTACTCGACAAAGCGCAAGTAGAAGAAACGACGCATCATCTTCTTTCCGCGCACGCCGATCTGCGCATCCAGGCCCGACTTGCTGACGAATGCCGTCAACGCCCACCAGCCGGCGCCAGTGTCGCGGGGGATGAGCTGCTGCTGCGTCTCTAGCACCAGGTCCGCCGCTTTCTGCATCGCGGGGCGCAGGTCCGATTCCATCTGGTTACCGATGCGCCGGAGCACGCCGCGTAGACGGAAGTCACCCTGTATTCGGGATCGTCTAGCCATGCAGCCTCCTACGGATTCGCCACGGACGAACACAGCAGCTGCACCATGTCGCGCTCGTTGCTCGGCAGGACAGCCTCGATCCGGTAGGTAATGGCGCCATCGACCAGCCGGCGACCCGCTACGAAGTCAGCAGACGGGCGCACGCGGATCTCAGCAGACACAACAGCGGTGAGCTGCTGCGCCACATTCGAGACACGGCCCGTTGGCGTGGTGATTTCGCACCAGACCGGGCGAAGCTCTGCCCAGCCATCGACGTAACCACCCATGCCGTCTGGTGTGCGCTGCTCGGATTGTAGGCTGCAGCGGTGCCTTAGCTTGCCGGCTCTCATACGCAGGCCCACCGATGCGGCATCCATATGGATTTGGTGGCCATGGGCATCTCCGAGACGGAGACACCTACAGCGACCGATTCACGGTTGGCGTACCAGTGACCAATCAGCAGTAGCGCTCCCTGCTCGATGGCTTTGGTGATGAGTAGGTGGTTTTCCACCGTTTCGGGCAGGACCGTGACTAGCTTTCGGTTGGTCCACGCCTCGAACGCGCTGATTGCCGCGTCTGTGTACGCCTGGATCAGCGCATCTTCATCTGTGCCATCAACGCGCAGATGGCTTTTTACTAACGCGAGGTCGATCATTTTTCGGTGCCTCCCCCGCCAATGTGGCTACTTTCAGGTGATCCACTGCGACGATGGCGCAGCGGTCGGAAACTTCTTGCTCCCCAGTTTCTATGCGCACGACACGATTGCCGTCTGGCGCGAACGGGAAGGCTTGGTGAACCAGAATCTTGGGCATTGCCTACCTCCGAGAAGGAGCGCCCGAAGGCGCCCCTGTCCGGTTACACGCTGAGGGTCAGCACCTTGACCGCCTGCGAGTCGACCAACATGCCGCCGACCCTTTTCGTGGTATAGAACCCCACGTTTGGTTTGTTTGTATACGGATCGCGCAGCACGCGGGTGCCGATGCGGTCCACGATGGTGTAGGCGCGACGGAAATCACCGAAGGCGATGGCGTTCGCGTCTGCGGCCACCTCCGGCATGTCCTCGTTCTCGGTGATGCCGTAGCCCAGAATCTGCGACGGCTGGCCCGCTTCCAGGCCCGGACGCCAGAGGTAGTTGCCCTCGGTGTCCTTCATCAGGCGGATCTTGAACACGGTGGTGCCTGGCATCATCCAGCTTGCACCCGCGCGGAAGCCACGGCGCAGGGTGTAGACCATCTTGATCAGATCGTCAGCGGTGAAGTCGCCCGCCACACCGGAGTGAACTTTCTGCAGGGTGCCGAAGGCGCGCGCATCGTCGCCTGCAGTGCTCATGGCGTAAGCCAGCAGGCCTTTCGGCTTGTTCACGCCGTCACCGGACAGGAATGCCAGGCCTTCCTGCTCTGCGAACTCGCGGGCGACCTCAGCCGACAGCCAGCCTTCAGCGTCGAAGAACATGTCATCAAGGCTGGTTTGGGTGGCCTGCGGGTTGGCGTAGATCTCGCCCATGAAGGCGGAAATCTGCGCCAGGGTCGGGGTGCCGGTGGCCGGGCGTGCGGCGGTCTCGCCTACCCAGCCGGAACCAGCGCCACCGAGGTTGACCAGGCGCTTGTAGTCGGGCGTGCTGACGGTGATCTGGCTGCAGATCGAACGCATGGGCGACTCATCGCGCAGCAGTTCGATGATGGAGCGGTCCAGCTCTTCCGGCACCGCGTAACCGCCGTCTGCTTCGACAGTGGTTTGCAGGGCCTTCTGCTGGAGTTCGGCCAGGTTGTCGTCCTTGCCCTTGCGCACGAATTGCATGAATGCGTTCTTGTGCTCGGAGACGGACTTGCTGCCTGCAGCGCCGGGACGCTTGGCGTCGGCCAGTTCCTTTTCCAGGGATGATTTCAGTTCGTCCAGCTCGGACAGCTTGCCATTCAGGGTTTCGACCTGGCCAGCCAGCTTGCCTTTCTCGGATTCCAGCGCCTCGACGCGCTTGTCGTTGGTGCTTTTGAATTCGTCAAACTTCTTGCCGAGGGCTTCGGCGACTTCCTGTACGTCTTTGATATCAGCGGCCATGTGGCCTCCTTAAATGCGAGAAATGAGGGTTTTCAGGGATTCGAGCGCCTCATCTGCCGCCGCCTCTCGCGGGGTGATCGCGCTGTAGCCTTTGGCCATGAAGGCTTTGGCTTGGGAGCCGGAAAACCCAACCTCTCGAAGGGCTTTCTCGACCTTGCTTGGCGGGGGCGTTTCGCCTCGTTCAAGCAGGGATTTCACGTTGGAAATACGCGCTTCATCGTTCGCCGGGAACGTGACCAGGGAGACTTCCCACAGGTCGATATCCTTGAGAATGAAGGCGTCTTTCTGGTTGTCGTAGTCGTAGTCGTTGAGCACGTAGCCGATGGATAGGCCCGAGAGGCTGCCGGCCTTCATGTGGGCATGGGCGCGCTTGGCGAGCGGGTCATCGTCGATCAGCAGCCGGCCTTTCAGGTACAGGCCGGTTTCGTCTTCGCGCATCTCGGTGTAGATGCCGATCGGCTCGCTCATGTTGTGCTGCCACAGCAGCGCAGGCATGCGGCCCTTCTCTTTCCAGCCGGCCAGCGACTTCTGAAAGGCGCCAGGCACAATGATGTCCGAGTAAGAATCCTTGACCCCGAAAACGGAGCCGTAGCCTTCAAACTCGCCGGTATCGCTGACCGATTTAATGGTCAGCGGCATATCAAGGCGTTGCTTGGTCAGCATTTGCTGCCTCCGGGTCTGTCGTCATGTTCATTGGGGTCAGGTAAACGTCGCCGCCGTCGCGCGGATTGAGGTCTTCCAGTTCGCGGCAGTCGTTGGGGCTGAGAATCCCCCACTGAATACCTTTGCCGTAGCTCTCGTAGCGACCTTTAAGGTCGCCGCGCAGCAGTGCGCCGGCATTGAATTTGGCGTAATGGTTGGCCCGGTCCTTGTCGTTCAGCAGGCCGACGCGGATGCGGTTCTCGATGCGCGTCAGATACGGCACCAGGGCGTAGTTCACGAAGCTCAGGCCGAGGTTTTCCACGTTGTTGAACGTGGCTTTCTCCAGGCTCGCCACCAGATGCGGAGGCACCCGGAAAATCGCGCAAATTTCGTCGCGCTGCATCTTGCGAGTTTCGAGGAACTGGCTGTCTTCAGCGTTGAGGCTGATCGGCTTCCAGTTCAGGCCCATTTCCAGAATCATCGGCTTGTAGGCGTTGGCAACGCCCATGTGCTCGCCGTGGAACTGGGTTTTCAGCCGATTGAACGCTTCATCTGTCAGCGCCTGATCGGTCGCCAGCACGCCGGAGGTAACGGCGCCATTGGTGAACAGGCGGCTGCCGTGCTCTTCGGTGCTCAGGCCGAGCGCGATTGCCTGCCGGGCGTAGGCGATGGGGTTCAGCCCATGCAACCCGTCCAGGGTAAACAGGCGCACATGCCAGATTTCGTCCTGGCTCAGGGTGCGTTGCTCGCCGTTTTTGAAGGTGACTTTGTAGGAAACCGTCCAGTCGTCGTTCAGTTTCGGCGTTACGGCGCCCGGATCTATCGGCAGCAGCTCGACAACCTGTCCCAGGGCATAGACCTTGTAGGCGTAGAAGTTGCCGCGCAGGCACAGGCACGCGACCAACAACTCCCAAAACTCCTGGCTGGTCATGTAGCCGTTGGGCGCCACGCTCAGCAGGTAGTTGAGCCGGTGCGACGCCGCCGTCTCGATGCTGCGCCCTGTCTGCTTGACCAGCCGACACGGCAGCATCCCTACCGACTCGGCCAGCACGCGGACACAGCCGAAAACCGTAGTCATCTGCATGGCGCGGGTCGTTGTGACCTGCTGGCCGGTGACGGTTTCATAGCCGACGCCGAGCGCGGCAGCCAGTTTCTCGCTGGTGTCAATCACGACCGGATCGCCCTTGACGCCAAACAGGCCGCGTAGCTTGTTAATCATGCCCATCAGAGCGTCCTGATTCCGTGTTTAAGGATGTGGTCGGAGATGGTTTCGTCCGCCCGCTCGACCGAAATCGCGCGCGCCAGAGCGATGATCAAGGCGACGATGCCGTCGATCTTGTTCTCGGGCCGTTCTTTGTTGGGGTAGATGTTGTCCTTTACGTCCATCTTCGCGACGACGTTGGAGGCCATCCACGTCAGGACCGGGCAATCGCCGTGGGCCAGCTTGCGCTGGAGGATCAGCGACTCCAGCTCCTTCATGGGCTCGGAGAGGTTTTGCACCGTCTGGCGGATCTCCACCATCGGCAGCCCTTCAAGCTCCATTTCCTGAGCCAGTTGGGTGGCCTGCCATGGGTCGTACCCCACCGCCTGCAGGTCGAAGCGGCCGGCGAACTCGCGCAGATCCTCCTTGATGACCTCGAACTCGATCACCTCGCCATCGGTCAGCGTCAGCAGGCCGAGCGCGTCAAATTCGCGGTATCGGGCCGTGTTGCTATCCAGCTCCTCGATGACTCGCGCCTCGGGCAGGTAGTAGCGCCCATGGACGTGCCAGTGCGGGTCGTCGCCATGCGGCGGGAAGACCAACAGACAGCCGGCCACGTCGATTTTGCTGGCGAGGTCCAGCCCCATGAAACAGGGGCGCCTCTCCAGTTCTGCAAGACTCTTGCGTGGTGGGGCTTCCTTCCAGCGCAGCATGTTCAGCCAGGCGTTCTTGGCGCCCACCCATTCGTTCAGGTGCTTGGTCCGAAAGGTCGCCTGCTTGGTTGCCGATTGCATGGCGTCGCGCTGGCGAGCCAGCAAGAAATCCTCGCCGATCGACACGCCGAAGTTCGGGTTCGCCTTGCGCAGCGCCTCCGCACTCGTCCAGTCGTCGCCCTGGTCGATGGTGTAAAGCGCCGGCCAGAGGTCGGGGCGGTCGATTAGGCCCTCAAGCGCTCGCTCGGAGTCCATGACAAGCTGGTGGCATGGCCCGCCAATACTGGAGCCGGCCGTGGTAATCACCAGCATGACGGGCTGCTCGCGCGCGCCCATGCCCGTCTCCATTGTGTCAAACAGCGTTGAATCTTGATGTTCGTGGTATTCGTCCACGATTGAGCAGGACGGAGACGATCCGTCGCCCGGCTTGCCGATGACAGGCTCGAAGCGGCTGCCGTCTTCAAGGCGAACCATGTTCGAGGCGTTCACCTCTACGCCGAAGTGCTCGCGCAGCTCCGGGGTGCGCTCGATCATCTGCTTGGCCGGGCGGAATACTTCCCAGGCCTGCTTCTCGGTAGTCGCGCCGCTGTAGACCTCGGCGCCAAACTCGTTGTCAGCGGTGAACATGTAGATGCCCAGCCCGCCACCGATGATGCTCTTGCCGTTTTTGCGCGGAACGAAGATCAGCAGCGTTCGGTAGCGCCGGTTGCCGTCTTTCTTGCGCAGCCAGCCGAACGGCACGCACACGGAAAACAGTTGCCAGGGCTCCAGGGTGATCAGCTCACGCTTGCCAGCCCACTTTCCCTTCGTGTGCGGCAGCAGTTGCAGGAACTTAGCGACCCGCTCAGCCCTTGCGGGGTCGAACAGGTAAGGGAAATCTTCGCTTGCTACGCGGGCAAGGTCGTCTAGATGGCGCTGGCAAAGCAGCTTGATCCACTTGCATGCGACGATCTTGCCGCTGATTACCGCGCGCGCGTAGGCCTCCGCTTGCTTGACCAGCGGGAACTTGGGTTTTGCCATCGTTACAGGTCCGCGAAGGGGTTGCCCTTTGGCGCCTCTTTCTTGCCCCCGACCTTGGAGCGGTCGGCGGGGGTCATGCCGAATTTGCCGAGCAGCGCTTCGAGACGCACCAGCCTAGCGGCCGGGAACTCGACAGGATCGGCGCGGAACTGCGCGAGTAGATTGGCCGCCAGCTCCAGGCTCAGGCGGTCGGAGTCGGTCAGCACGTCGCGCGGGGCGTATTGCGCGATCTCGTTCCAGGCATGCAGGACGGCACCATTGATGTGCGGCGGCGGGGAGGACAATTCGCCGGCTGCCTCTGCGTCCTGCCGGGCGCGTTGTGGGTTTTTCTTGAACGCGCCGGTCAGCTCAAGCACGTTCGTCGGCTTGCGCGGTCTGGCCATTTTCGGAACTCGTATTTTGTGGAGATGGAAAAAGAG